ATCGTGATTGCCAATATCTTTGAAGGTCGCATTCGTGCCAACTGGATTATTGGTGGCAGCGCCACACCGACGCAGACATTCTCCGTTTCCATGACGGGCAAGACCTGATGAAACACATACCGGCGCATCCTCGTAGAAAGCCAAGGCCAACTCCAAAGCCAAAGCCAAGAAAGAAGTAAGGTTTGAAGGTTCCACGTGGAACACCTTGACAACAAGGCTGCCGGCCTGGATCGTTCGCTGGTGCAGGTACGCATCAAGCGCAATCCAATACTTCGTCATGTGTTGGCGCATCTGCATCAGGCGATAAGTTTGACTGCCGACGGCTTTTTTGATGCTGCCAGAAGTTGCTTATCGGAAATTGAAGATTCTATCTTCTTTGAGGATGATGACGAGGCGGAGATGGAGGCAGAGAAATGGCTCACACCCCATGCCACAAACCACGTAAGCCGAAGAAGCGAAAAGCAAGGAAACCAAAACGACGATAGGTGATTGAATGCGGGCTGGAATCTGCACAGGCGTAACAAAAGTATTTGTTTTTCACTGCGACGTGGACTGGATGAAGCGGGTTCGTTGTCACGGTGTCGTTATCGGCCGCAAAATCCTGTTCTCCATGCCAGCCAGGGATATTCCTCAGTGGATGTTTCGGCATGAGATCGAGCATGCCTACCAACAGATCCGCGAAGGCCGGGTTTTGTTCTATCTGAAATACTTCTATTATTCCCTGCGTTACGGTTATCACGACAATCCGTATGAAGTTCAGGCGCGCGAGAAGCAGGAATCTCCACTCACCAGCAGCGAGGAACAAGCGTTATGGAAATTAAGAGAAAGCTTACCAAGTTAGCTCACAGACTCAGTCCTCAGATCGAGTCGATGAACGTGGCAAACGAAATGCAGCGTATGCTGATTCGCTTTGACGAACTAATCAACTACGCGCAGGAGAAGATTGATCGCACCGAGGAACGCAAGGACGGTACGCTCGCACTGGCCGCCGATCAACGCCGCAAGGCTGCGCTGAAAGTTGTCAGCGATGCTCAGAGGAAGGAATCGGACGCAAACCTGGCCGATCAGAAAGAGTCCTTTGACGAGCGAAACAAAGATCCCGGCATGATCGATGGGCCGGAGACTGTTCCCGATCCGGCCGATGAGCCAACCAAGCGGGTAGTCAAAGATCCGCCCAAGACCACCAAGAAGAAGAAAAGTGCCGGGTGAGAATCTGCAAAAGTTGACTAAGGCCGAACTCAAAGAGCTTCGGCTTATCGTCAAGCGGATCTACTATTCCGGTGCTGGTCCGCGCGAGCTGGCGGCGATCACGAACAGGGAGCTGGATTCTCTGATCGATTCCTTCCTTCCCTCGACGGTGGAGAAGTGCAAGGAAATGGGCGAGGCGAAGGGATTCATCTCATCAAAGAATTTTTTCCTGCCCTCCAGAATCGTTAACGGTAGTGGTAAACCGATCATGCGAGAAGACAGAAGAAATTCTTCCTTCCGTAAATGACTGACTTCAACTATAAGCCGGACGGTGCAGTTCTAAGGCATTACATGGCCTGTGATGATTTCTTCCGGGGTATTCGTGGCCCTGTCGGTTCTGGCAAATCAGTAGGCTCCGCGGTCGAACTGTTCCGGCGAGCCAACCAGCAGGAACCTAACGCCAAAGGTATTCGCCGTACCCGATGGGCGGTAATAAGGAACACTGGCCCGCAACTCAAGACCACCACCATCAAGACCTGGCTGGACTGGTTTCCCGAAGAAGACTTTGGCAAGTTCACTTGGGGAGTGCCGTACACGCATCATATCCGCGTGGGCGATCTGGATATGGAAGTGATCTTCCTTGCCCTCGATGCCGAAGAAGATATTCGCAAATTACTATCACTGGAGCTGACCGGAGTATGGGCGAACGAAGCGAGAGAGATGCCGAAAAGTATTATCGACGCTTGTACGATGCGTTGCGGACGGTTCCCTTCGATGCGGGACGGTGGGCCAACTTGGTACGGGATGATCGCAGATACCAACGCGCCAGAGGACGATCATTGGTGGTCGATTATGTCAGGGGATGCCCCGATCCCTGAGTTTATGACCACGCAGGAATCGTTGATGCTGCGCAAACCGGAAGGCTGGAAGTTTTTCAACCAGCCGCCGGCCATGCTGGAGATAAAGAACGACGACGGCGACGTGACCAGCTACGTGAGCAACCCGGACGCGGAGAACGCCAAGAATCTCACGCCTGAGTACCATCGCAAGATCATCGCTGGCAAAAGAAAGGACTGGATCGACGTATATATAATGAATCGCCTCGGCACAGTCACCGAAGGCAAGGTGATCTACCCGGATTTCAACGATCAGGTACACATCGCCAAAGAAGAAATTCCGGTAGCAATGGGCAAGACCATTTACGTTGGCCTCGACTTCGGTTTTCACCCTGCCGCTATCTTCGCGCAGCGATTTGGACGCGCGCAGTGGAACATCCTAGATGAAATTGTGGCTGACGATCTATCAACCCCGGCCTTTGGACGAGAGATCAAGGCACGACTCAAGGAAATGATGACCGACGACCGGCAGGAGATCCGTATCTATGGCGATCCGAGCGGTGATCAGCGTACCCCAGGCCGAGAAGACAAGGCCACCACGTTCAAGATACTCAAAGGTGTCGGTATTATTTGCCGACCAGCTCCATCGAACGATCCGACAATTCGTATCGAGGCGGTTAAGGCAGTAATCGATCGCATGGTTGACGGCAGACCGGCGCTTTTGGTCAGTCCCAAGTGCGTCACCCTGAAGAAAGGGTTCACTTCCGGCTATTGCCGGCGCAGGATCAATGCAAAAGGGCCACCACGCTATGAAGAACGAGCCAACAAGAACAAATATTCGCACCCGCATGACGCATTGCAGTACCTTTTTCTTGGAGCAGGGGAGGGTAGGACATTAACGCAGGGACAGGGGAGGACGAAACCCAAGGGCAAGGCGAAAACGAAGTGGAAACTGTTCGGCAAGAAAAAACGCGCGAAGAATACGTCACGCATGAGTATCTGATTTACTTCATTGAACGCCCTGATAGAAACTGGTGGGACTATGTGTTCCATACTCGGCTTGGCTTTCGACACTGCTTTGTCATGCAGTGGTGCGAGTGGTCAAAGCGTTGGTTGATGGTGGACTGGCGGCAATCCAGACTTGATTTCATTATCCTTTTCGACTTCGAGGCAGAGGTAATGCTGCGTCATATTGGCGAAATGCAGGGAACAGTAGTAAGGTTCGCCTCACCAAAGCTATCAGATGAGACAGGCGGCTTACTCACCTATTGCAGCAACATCATCAGCCGCTTTCTAGGACTTGGAAATACACTGATACTGACACCGTATGGTTTATATCGTAGACTCATCGATGCTGGCGGTGAGGTCGTCTTTTCTTGGAGGGACGAAGCAGATGAGTAGCAAGCCCAAACAAACAGAACAACAGAAAGAACTTGAACGTATCTCCATCGAGCGAGAAAGACAGCTCCGTGTTGAGAACGCAAGACAGGTAACAAAAACATTCAGTGACAACATCGCCTTCCGCAAGAAGTTGCGCGGTATATTCTCCTTGCTATCCGGTGGTTTTCAGGGCTTCCCTGCTTTGGGAGTCAGTGGCCCGCGCAATACGGGTAGCGGTGGCGGTGTTGGTAGCGGCGGTGGTTCGGCTTCTCCGCTCGGCGGCAGTGGCACGACTGGCCGCAGTGGTGGTAGCGGTTCAAACAATAATCCAAGACGTATACCTGGTCGGCGTGGTTGAGGATGAAACTCACTGGACCCCAACTTCTGAAGCGTTTCTCGACAGCGAAAAGTGGTAGAGCGAATTGGGAAGATTTGTGGCAGGACATTTACGATCTGACCATGCCCTCTCGCGAAGGCTTCTATGAAAATACGCCGGGTGAGGAACGTACAGAAGAAATCTTCGATGAAACCGCGCTAGTATCTCTTGCCGACTTTATTTCTCGTATTCAGGCAGGCGTGATTCCCTCACACCTGATGTGGTTCCGGCTTGAACCGGGACCGGAGATAACTGATTCAGAAGAACGTAAGCAGCTTCAGGAACAACTCGACGTTGTTGGCAAGTTCATTTGGGAAGCAATCGTTAATTCGAATTTTGCGAATGAGTCTCAGGAAGTATTGACCGATATCGCTGTAGGCTGGTCGACGCTGTTCATTGATGATGGTATCGATGGACAACTCCTGGCCTTCAAAGCCTTGCCGCAATGCCAAACCTTTTGGGATACGGGCGGCCCAATGAAACAGGTCGATGGTGTCTTCCGTGTCCGAGAGAAGATCAGGATCAACGATATAAAACTGATATGGCCTGATGCGCTTATCAGCGAGACTCTGAAAGGCAAGGTCGCCGGTGATGCAGACGCAACAACCAACCTGGTCGAAGCCAGTTATCGAAATTGGGACGACAAGCGCACCCCTGTTTACATTTATCAGATTGTCGCTGGTGAAGACAAATCACTGATTATCGACAATGAAGATCGCGGCCTCGGCGCCCGGCCTTACGTTACGCCTCGATGGGCGGTTGCTGCCGGAGAAGTCTACGGACGCGGCCCATTGGTTTCAGCCTTACCAGCTATCCGAACGACCAACCTTGTTACGGAGATGATTCTTGAAAACGCGCAAATGGCTATTTCCGGACTATGGCAGATTGATGACGATGGAACGATCAACGTGGATAACGTCGAGATTGTTCCCGGAGCCGTTTACGCTTCCCCGCCTGACAGCCGAGGGCTCGAGCGTATTGATTCACCAAGTAATTTCAACGTTGCCGACATTATTCTCGCCCAACAGCAAGAGAATATTCGGAAAGCCTTGTTCGCTCAGAATCTCGGACCTCTCGATCAAACTCCAAGATCAGCCACCGAGATTAACGCTCGTATGCAGGATCTTGCCGAGCAGACAGCGGGACCGTCAGGACGATTGAAAGTCGAATGGCTGGACAAAATGATTCAACGTATCGTGTGGTTATTCACGCGAGCCGGCATACTGGAAATGCCGCAGGTTGATGGACGCGCAGTACGTGTCGTCGCCAAGTCACCGATCGCCAGGGCGCAGAAGTTTGAGGAAATTGAACGAATACGCGGTTTCGCGGGTGATGTCATTGGGATGGTTGGGCCGCAAGGCGGCCAGCTTTACATCGATCAGGATGAGCTGGTAGACGAATTGCAGTCCAAGTGGGAAGTACCACAAAAGCTGGTGCGGTCTAAGGTAGAAAGAGAGAGGATATTAGCGCAGGCAGTGGAAGTCGTACAAGATCAAGACGGCTTACCAGCTCAAGCGCAAATAGGGCAATGAGTGAAGACGGAATCGGCAAAGACGTAAGACCACCAAAAAAAGATAAGCGAAAAAGTGCCACGCAATATGTTGGTCCTGATGGTCTGAAACGTCCAGCAAAATTTGATTATGAACTTAATGAGAAGTTCGCGATTATCTTTGCCAGTGCTGCCGGTAAAGGTGTTCTCGATTATCTGAAATCTGTAACGACTGGTCGGGTTCTGCCGCCCGGTTTGGATGCGAATGCGTATCCGTATCACGAAGGAGCCCGTTGGCTGATGGGCATTATTTCAACGAGAATCAAAGACGGTGAGGACAAAAAACCATGAAATATTTAATGAGGCTGTTGTGGATATTTTTGCCACGCGCAGGAGAAGGCGATGGAAACGATGATGGTAGTGGTGACGGTGCTGGTGATGGTGCTGGTAGTGGCGACGGTAACGGCACAGGTGATCATCGTAAGCCGCTTGGGGGCGACGATCCAGATGCCCGACCAGACTGGCTTGCGGAAAAATTCTGGAATCCAGACTTAAAAGCACCACGCACCGAGATCCTTGGCAAAGCCTACAACGAGCTCGAAGGCAAGTTGCGCGGCAATGCCCATACTATCCGTGAGGAGATTCGTGCAGAGATGATCGCTTCGGCCCCTGAGAAATACGAGGTCAATCTTTCCAAAGACCTGAAGATCCCCGATAACGTCGAACTGGATTTCACAGACGATGATCCGCTGGTTAAATGGTTCTTTGGATTCGCCAAGGCAAACGGTATGTCTCAGGAAACTGTCGACCAGGCACTCAACGAATACGTTGGTATCGAGCTTGGCAACATGACCGATGTTGCTGCGGAAATTGAGAAGTTGGGCGACCACGGCCAAGACCGTATGTTGCGTGTTCATAACTGGCTTGAGGGAAAGCTATCCGACGATCAGTTCAAGGCACTGAACCCGCTTTTGAGTTCTGCTACTCAGATCGAAGCACTGGAAGTTCTAATGAAATCAGCGAGTCCGGCTGATTTTCATGCTGATACAGGAGGTGCAGCATTGTCGCTTGAGGAATTGCGCGAGATGCAAGACGACCCTAAATACTGGCGAGAAAAGAATGCGCTGTTCATTAAGAAGGTATCGGACGGCTACGCTAGGCTTTACAAAGGGCAGTAAGCCAGCATAGTATTCGGGTCGAAGGCCGCTACCACAGCCCTCGGCCCGGATTCATCCGGCACAACCGATCAAGGTCTGCAAGTAGAGATAACCTGAAACGGTATATCCTCAATCTACTTGGAGACAATCAATGTTTACGCTTCGTTTTCTCTTGAGTCTCATCTTACCGATGAATCAAGATAATTCGATCGACGTTGCTTTCACCAAACAGTTCGAGTCAGAAGTTCACCTTGCGTATCAACGCTTGG